TTCATTGGAAAGTCCGTAGGTGAACATATTTCCTTGAATGATGTAGTTGTTTGTTCCGCTTCCATAAGTCACTCCGTCATCGTTTTCGTTCTGCCGAATAGTGATTTTGTCAACCGGCTTTACCTTAAATTCCTCATACCGGATTTTCTTGTAATACTGCATTGCTTCCGCAACTTCTTCTTCGGTAAGTTCCGTTTCTTCACCGGAAAAAGGGTACAAATCATCGGACGGATAAAGGTTTCCAGACGGATAAAGACCGCTTTGCGTTGTCCGGTATTCAAAGATACCGTCACGGTTAATGATCCCAAAAACTCCGTTTATCTGGCAGATAGCCTTAATCACGTTCAAAGCCTTAAGCGTCTTTGGATCGTACTGCTTGCTTATGGAAATATCATCGTTGACAAGTGATGTTTCGTCCTGTGTAATCCCAAGGTAAGAAAACAGGGAATCCCGAAACTGCTTTATGGTGATAGGAAATGTCAGAGAATTGTACCAACCGGAAACCTCTGTATTTCCTTTGGTATAAAGAATGTCATATGCCGTTATGGTCTTGCTCAACCGGTTGTCTTGCAATACGGCACTGTCTACGATGCCATGAAACAACGGTATCGGCTCATCGGTGCTTCCGTCCGGTAATAGATGCTTCAATTTTCTTTCCCTTAACATCTTCCTTAAGTCCTTGAATCTGGACGGAAAAGGAACTGGCGATGCAACCGACAAACTCAATGTTATTCTTTTCCAGAATGGACTCTTTCAATTTCATGCTTTCTTGATAAATTTTTGTGTTATCAATCGTGAGTCCAAGTTCCGGAAATTTAATAGTCAGGTTCTTATGAACACTGGAATTTCTGTATTCTGTTTTGGTTGCATCTGATACGTTCATGCCTTTTCCCTCTGATTAATACTCAACAAAACTAACCTCGTATTCTTGAAACGTAATCTGTCCGTCATATGTTCCATAGACTTGAAAAGTCCAGTTTGAGTCAATGTAAAAATGTCCGGTCTTGTAGGTGCAAGTCTCCGGATCATAATAAGAACACTGTGCATCACGCTCTTTTTCGTTAATGTAGCTGCTACGAATAGCAGACATCATTTCTTCGTGCTCTCTTTCTTTATGCGCCGGAATGGTAAATGTGACGCTTGTTGCCGTGTGGTCTAATGCCGTCCGGTGCAATTCTCCGTTTGCGTCACGGTATGAATCCAAATCCTGTCTTGCATTCGGGGTAATCTTGTAAGTATCTGCCCGAATCATTTTGGAAAACTTGTATGAACCAAATTGAAACATATATCCTTGATAACTCACTGGCTTACCTCCATAACGAAAAAGGCGCCCACCTTTTAAGTGAATGCCTTATCTCCTGTCCGCTTCTCGTATGAATGCGCTTCTTCCCGAATTGCGTTGAACGCATCGGAAGAATTGATGCTAAAATCTTTTTGTGCAATAATCTGTAAAAACTGTACCGCCGCTGACAAAAGCTGTGCTTCGGTCTGTCCTGTACTGTAAATCGCATTGGAAATTCCGGTGATTTCCTGTCCACCTGCTACCGCCGACTTACCACCGACTGTTCCAAGGATTTCCGGTACACCGTTTTCTCCGGCTTTGAAGTACGTTGCCGGTTCGATAAATCCACCGGAAGCATAACCTCGGACTTTTTTTGCGGCGTTCTTTCCGATTTCCGTACCCATATTCACGCCGATGTTTACCGTTTGCGGAATTGCGTTGATGTTTCCAATCAAACTCTGAATCCACGAAATTGCACTGGTAACTGCATCAATGATAGATTTTACTGTACCGCCTACGGCTTCTCCAATTGCAGACCACGTATCATTCCATGACTGCTTCATTTCATCTAACTTGTTTGCGACTTTTTCTTTGAAATCTTCGTACTTTTGTACGATAGATTCTTTCAGTTCATCAAAGTCTGCCTTGATGTTTTCCCATTTTTCCTTAATTCCGTCTACAAAATCTGTGATTTTTTGTTGGATATTCTCTTTTAGGTCAAGTGCTTTTTGCTTCCATTCTTCTACGGTGTCTGTAAACCCTGTCTTGATTTCTTCCCACTTTGCTTTCACAGATTCTACAATTTCCAAAAACTGCGTTTTTGCTGTTTCCCACGCTTCCGGAACTTCTTTTATTTTTTCAATCAAATTTCCTAAATGATTTTGACTGTTTACTGTAGTATCTATAAATGTTGTAAACGAAGCAATTAATGGGTTGTCTGCAAAATCAGATTTCATCATATCCCAAGCATCGGATAACTCTTTGAATTTATCTTTAATGCTATCAAATGATGCAAAATCCTCTTTATCAAATAACTGATCAAAAAATCCACCTTCGCCAAGCCAATGGAAGTTTAGGTATTCTTCTTTCATGTCCGGGAAAAGAAGTGCGCCTAACTGCTTTCCTGTCCAATTTCCAACAAACCACGCCGCTAATGAACCAGTAAGACCAACTCCTATTGTGGCTGCAATTTCTGTTGCTGTTCCGGCACCGAAAATAGTGCCAAGATCACCAAAAAGCAATCCTTTAAGCCCACCAAGACTGCTAAGTACGCCTCCGGTAGATGCCGATGCAGTTGCACCGCCACCGCCTAATTTAGCAAGGTTCTGTAAGGCTTTTGCCATTTTGATTCCACTTAAAACGTTTACAAGTGACTTGATAACTTCAATAGCCGGTGATAATGTACTAAACGTTGCTGTTGCGACTTTTAAGACAAGAATTCCGGCGGCTATATCTTTCAAAGTATTTGCTACATCCTCTGCAGAAACGTTGTCCATCCACTCTTCAATTTTTGTCAGAAAATCCTCAAATTCCTGACTGTTTATAAAATTTGCAAGAGCATCTGATATATCCCTTACAAAAATAATCAACCCTTCTCCGATTGTTTCTGCAAACGGCTCTACGTGTTCCCACAAAGTCTTTAAATTATTACGAAGTTTCTCCCAGTCAACTTTTTCGTTGAAATCAATAAACACTTGTAGCAAGTCAGGAAGACCTTTTTCTAGCGTCCATTTTGCAAGTGGAAGTAAAACTTTTTCATAAAAATCAGTAACAATTCCGGATAAATTATCGAATACCGTAACTAATGATGCAGTCCATTCTTCGATCTTTGTAAGTAAT